AAATCTATTAGTAGATCAGATTTAGAAATTGCTTATCATAGTAATTATTTATTAGAAAATAGTGAACGTGATGAACTATCTGATACACTAACTAGAATATTAGATCATGATGTTAATATACAAAATGTAACAGAGTATCTTAACTCTCATCGTAAACGATGCCTATCTGGAGAGATAGCTAAGCTTGCATTAGATGTTGAAGATGGTAGTGCTGAACCTCATGAACTTATAGAAAAGTTACAAGAGTTTGACCATGAAAAGATTGAAGAAGATAAAATAGATTCTGTCAATATGAACTTACAAGATTTGTACCAATCACAAATCGCAACACCTGGATTAAGGTGGCGATTGAATTGGTTAAACAAATCTCTTGGTTCATTGAGACAAGGAGACTTTGGTTTTATATTTGCAAGACCAGAGACAGGTAAGACTACCTTCTTAGCTTCAGAGATGACTCATATGATAACCCAAACAGAGGGAGACATTCTATGGTTTAACAATGAGGAGCAGGGTAAGAAGGTAGCAGTAAGATGCTATCAAGCATTGCTTGGTAAAACAAATAAAGAGTTGTTTGAATCACTAGAAGATAATTCAAAAACATATAAAGATAAGATACAAAATAGATTAAAGATATATGACTTTGAAGATTCATCTAGAGCTAATAGGATAGAGCAAATAATTAAAACAACTAATCCCTCATTGATTATCTTTGATCAGATAGATAAGATAAAAGGATTTAAAATGGATAGATATGATTTAGAATTGAAGGCTACATATCAATGGGCTAGAGAAATAGCTAAGATGTATGCTCCTGTAATAGCTGTGAGCCAAGCAGGCGGAACAGCTGAAGGTAAGCTATGGTTGACTATGGATGATGTTGATAGTAGTAAGACAGCTAAACAAGGTGAGGCTGACTGGATACTAGGCATTGGTAAAGAGCAAGACAATACTAGTAATATGAGATTCTTAAATATTAGTAAGAATAAATTGTTAGGTGATAATGATACATTGCCTGACCTTAGGCATGGCAATGCACAAGTCATGATTAAACCAGAGATAGCGAGGTATGAAGAACTATGAGTTACTTAGTATTAGATGTTGAAACAACTATTAGTAATAAGGGTAATCCATTTGATAAAACAAATAAACTAATGATGGTTGGTTTATTAAATGATAAAGAAGTAGCAATACATGATGTAGAATACTCCGTTGATCCCTACAAGGAATTGCTTGATAACATTCAATTAGCCGTGGATGCAGCAGATGTGCTTGTAGGGTTTAATATTAAATTTGATTTACATTGGCTACGTAGATATGGTATTGACTTTAGTAAGAAAAGAATATGGGACTGTCAATTAGTAGAATTTATTCTACGTAATCAAGCTGAGTCATATCCTTCATTGAATGCCACAGCTGAGTACTACGAACTAGGATCTAAACTAGATGAAGTTAAAGAGAACTACTGGAAGAATGGTATTGATACAGACAAAGTACCTAAAGAAATATTAGCTGACTATCTTAAACGTGATGTAGAATTAACTGAGACAGTTATGGCTAAACAAATGGAGGAACTATCTAAGCGTCCTGAGTTACAAAGATTAGTTTCTTTACACAACCAAGACTTATTAGTCTTAGAAGAGATGGAATATAATGGTCTGAAATATGACTATGATAAATCAATTGTATTAGGAGATGAACTTGAAGAACAAATATCCAAACTTAACAAAAGACTTTTTAGTTATCATGCTTACGATAATTTTAATCCCAATTCTAACGACCACCTATCTGTTTTTCTTTATGGTGGGTCTATTAGCGAACGTTTTCAAAGCCCCAATGGACATTATAAGACTGGCAAACGTGCAGGCGAAGTTAAGTATAAATGGGAAGAAAGACAAAGAGAATTCCCAAGACTAATGAAACCATTAGCAGGATCTGAATTAAAGAAGGAAGGTTTCTTTAGTACCAATGAAGATACATTAAAGAAACTTAAACCTAATAAAGAAGGAAAAGAAATACTAGATATACTATTAACTAGAACTACCTTGGAAAAACGTAAGTCTACTTACTACCAAGGAATAGTTAAACTAATTGATGAGATGAACTGGAATAAAGATACTATCCATGGACAACTCAATCAATGTGTGGCTAAGACAGGTAGGTTAAGTAGTAGTAAGCCTAACCTACAGAACTTTGATGGAGAGATTAAGTCTCTCTTTACAACTAGATATGGAGAGTGAAGATGAATAAAGATGACTATATAGGAGTATCAACTCCTGAAGAAGATGATGAATGGGAAAATAAAGAAAGACAATTACAAAATCAATTAGAGCAAGAGGCTCAAGAAGAAGCTCATAAACATTTTGTAATACAAGAATTCAGTCATCTTATATTAGAAGATGGTCCTGCCACAGCATATGGCAGGTTAAGTAAAGAAGCTCAAGAAGAATTAAGAGCTTTAATTATTAATGAGTTTACAAGAAGATTAACAGAAGCTAATACAGGATTATAATATGTTATTAAATGCAGATGCAAAACAGTTAGAGTGGGTATGTGCTGCCTATCTTTCACAAGATAAGGTAGCTATAAAAGAAATACTAGGTCAAATAGACCAGCATACTGACAATCAAAAAAGGTTTGGATTACCATCAAGATTAATTGCAAAGACTTTTGTATTTAGATTAATCTATGGTGGTAGTGCTTTTAGTTATGCTAATGATCCAAACTTTAAAGAGATTGGTAATGAAACTTTTTGGCAGAAAATTATTGATGAGTTCTATAAGAAATATGTAGGACTTAAAGAATGGCATGATGAGATTTTCTTACGTGCTAAGAAAGATAATAAATTAATTATGCCAACAGGTAGAACATATGATTACATGCCTGAGATAAACTCTCAAGGTAATTTAAAATATCCACGTACTAGAATATTAAACTATCCAGTACAAGGATTAGGTGCTGACTTAATGGCAATCGCAAGAGTGTCATTACGTAACAGACTAGCAGGAATTGAAGGAGTTAAACTTATCAATACTGTACATGATAGTATAATGCTTGACTATGATCCAAAGGTATGTTATACTAATAGTATAGTTGAGATAGTTAATAACTGTTTCAATGATATACCTAATAACTTTAATAAGTTATTTGGTAAAGACTTCAACTTGCCTATGCGAGTTGATATTCAAACTGGTTCTTCTTGGGGAAACCTAGAAGATATTAAATAAGAAGGAGAAGTTATGCAAGTTAATGTTGTTGATGTATCAAACTTAAATACGCATACTGCGAAGAATGGTAGACAATACCAATCAATCGAGGTGATGTATAAGAACGATCAAGGTCAAGCTCAGAATAAAAAACTTATGTCCTTTGCTAATCCAGCTGTATTTAAAGCTGCTCAAGATTGGACAAAAGGTGATGTTGTACACGTAAGTACTGAGAAAGACTCCAATGGATATTGGCAATGGACAGCAGTAGGAGGTGCAGATGAAGTCTCTGATAAAAGAGATGAATCTTCATCAGCTACTCAAGGTGCAGCTAAGACTACTACTAGAGTTTCAGGAAGTAACTATGAAACTAAAGAAGAGCGTGCTGCTAGACAAGTAATGATAGTCCGTCAATCATCTATTTCATCTGCTGTTAACACATTATCAATTGAAGGTAGTAAAGCTTCAGCTAATGATGTAATCAGCTTAGCAAAATTGTATGAAGGTTATGTGATGGGTGAAAATGATAGTGATCCAAACTCATTAGATGACTTAACTGATGTACCTTTATAGGAGATATATACAAATGACTAATCAATTTAGGCATACTGTTATAGCGTTAAGTTCATTCTTTTTACTACTTGTAGTTTTAGGAACATTAAATAAAGATCAAGCTAGTATACAAGAAACAATTGTTAAATATACAGTTGAAGATATAAACATAGAACCATTACCTCAGTTTGATGGTACACCTACATTAGCATGGTCAGAACTTCCTATGCTAGTAGAGTTACCATTAACAAATGGTATTGATTCTCCAGCAGAAGGTGATTTACCTCACTTAACTCTACCACCTTTACAGGAGTTTTAAATGAAGGCTTTAATTGACCATGATTTAGTATTGTTTAGATGTGCTGCTTCAGCAGAGAAAGATGATTTTGGAATTGCTGTATACAGAGCAGAAGCATTACTAGATGAAATACTTGCCAAGACAGGTGCTACAGAATATCGTGCATTCCTTACAGGCAAAGAGAATTTCAGAAAGTCAATTTATCCAGAGTATAAAGCAAATCGTACAGCTCCTAAGCCAATACACTTAGAGCCTTTACGAGAATATGCATTGGAAAAAATGAATGCAGAGTTAGCTCCTGATACATTAGAAGCTGACGATGCACTGGGTATTAATCAATCAGATGATACAGTTATCTGTAGCTTAGATAAAGATCTGTTGATGATACCTGGTAAACATTTCTCATGGGAAATTAAAGGTAAAGGTTGGAAGAAACCTGATACATTCACAGATCAAACTGAGTTAGGAGGAATGAATCTATTCTTTGAACAATGTCTTAAAGGTGATACTTCAGACAATATCAAAGGTATAGAAGGTATAGGACCTAAGAAAGCTCAGGCTCTTCTAGGAAATTGTAACTGTGAGCAAGATATGTTTAATGTAGTACGTAATGCTTATAGTAATGATGAAGAGTTTGTAATGAATGCAAGTGTCTTATGGATTATGAGACACTTAAATGATGTATGGAAGGATAGATTTGATGCCTACATTTAAATCAGGACTGGAGGAGAAAGCTTGGAAGATTCTTAAAAAGAATCTATCGAAGGTTCAATATGAGCCAGATGATATACCATATGTGCAACCTGCGAAGGAGCGTAAGTACACGCCAGACTTTAAAGTTGCACGAGATGTATACATCGAAGCTAAAGGTAAAATGGATCTTGCTACCAGACAGAAAATGGTTTGGTTTAGAAATATGCATCCCAGAATTACCATAATCTTTTTGTTTATGAAC